CTGCTGACCTCACTATAATTATTTTATTAAATGGGTTAGACTTATCTAAAACTTCTTCTAATGCTTTATACAAAGCAATAAAGGTTTTACCAGTTCCCGCTACACCATGTAACGCTATAAAATAATCACCCTGATTATATGCATCGAAAAATTTCTTTTGATTGTCTGTGAGGGGTTGAAACGTTTTAAGGTGATCAATTTTAATTTTTAGAGAATTAGAAATTGGTTTTTCCTGGTCACCGTGGATGACAGAAATTTTACTTACGCGTTTTGTAGACATATTACCTCGAAATAAAAAAAGCTACAGGTTACCCGGTAGCTTAGACTTTGGTTGTTTGGTTTTATTATCATCGTCTAGATAATTTATTGCTCAAGTTACTTTTATAATTAGCTTGACTAATTTTTGAAAGCACCTCCTTAAATCCGTCATCTGGTTTTCTTAAACCTAATCTAACTGAGTCTCCCATAGCTGGGTTACCCATAACTGGTTCTAGATTAGGGTTATTTAACAAATATTGTTGGCGATCATTCCATGACATTAACTTGTCAAAAAATTCACCGGTCTCTGTATTATGAAAAGTATACGTAGGCATTTAATACCATTGAGGTTTAGGTCGATTCTTCCAATTTGCAAACGTTTGTTTGTCGCCTCGGTAATAATTTTTATAGCTGTCAATAGAACTACTGACCTTGTATTTATCAGGCATAGCAGGAGGAGGGTCTGATAACCAGCCTATTTTTGGTATATTGCTTGGTAGTTTTACAAACCAGTCTTTCATTCGTTCTGCCTTATGTTGTTTACCATATCTAAAAGTATACTCCGATAACATAGCTACCCACAAACTAAACAACCAGTAATAATGTGAGCTAGATTGCCTGACCCAAATACCGGAAGGGTGGTTAAAGTGTGATGCTTTCCAAATTATTGGCTCTCGTTCATCTGGTAGTAAAAACCGAAGTATGTTTCTATTATTAACGGTTTTACTGTAATATGGGGTACCATCCAAGACCCGATGAGCGGTCGACATGAGCTGACCGTACTCAAGCGTCATTTTTACTACATGTTTATCTACATGCTCTTGAGCGCAACGTATAGGGTCGGAATTAAGAAAAAAGATGTTCACAAGTAAAAATTTCAAAAACAGCTGATGGTTGTTCGGATAATATTTGTTGTTGTACTTGAAAGACTTGATCTAAAGTTTCATATACACCTACGTGATGAGTACTTTTCTGCCTTCCTAGCTTGTCAACAATCTTATATTCTAAATTATAAACGATCTTCATTACGACTTCAACGTTTCTAAGGTTGTTTCGTTAGTAAGCTCTTCATACATCTGTTCAAACTCTTGATGTTCGGCTACTTCAATAGAAAAATTTTGTTTGTGATATGTCTTAGCTAACCTTCTAAATGTCTTTTTACTAAGCTGATACTCTTCACATATTTCCGTAATAGCTTCCTTAATGTAGGAACGCTCTCCTTCAATACGGGTCATAGCATTAGAAATTTGTTGCATACAGTCTTTAATTGCTTTTCTTGCCTTAGGGTCAGTAGGTAAACTCATATTTTCTCCATAAAATAATTAACCACGTCTCATTTGAGAAACTTCTTTTGCTGCATCTTGTTGAAAAATAGGTACTAAGTTAGACTTATGCATGGTAGCAATACCAATCATCTTATCACCTGTATAGACTTTACGAGAAGTATTCCAAGCTACTGCACCAGTCATACCCGAATCTTTACTAGGAATATTAGGAGTATCACGTCGATACGCTCCAGTAACAACCACAGGATTTTTACCGCGGACAGTTGCAGGTTTCACTTTAGTCTTTCCATAAGGGTTAATACCATACTTAGCACACCACACTTCGTATTCAGCGCGCTCGGCTTTGGTCTTTTGTTTAGGTTTAACTTGAGATTTAGTACTGGTATAAATTAATGACATAATATCCTCCTCTATTCATTATAGAGGCAAATCAATATATTTCAACGTTTACGTTTGGGTGCAACCAGGTTAGGGTTGTAAAATCTCTCTGGTTCTGGTGCAGATGAAGTACCTAACCAAGGTGTAGGTACTGGTTTATGAAAGAAACGTTTCCAAAGAGATTTTAAGCTAAAGGGGCTTTAGCTTTTTCCTTCTTCAGTTTTGGAAGGTTTTCTTTAGGTGTTAATGCATTAGGGAAGGCCTGTCTAACTATATCTTCCGTTATAGTTTTAAACTTAGTCTCTAACTTCCTATCTTTACATAGTAACAAAACTTCAGCTTCGGTATGATGAATCGATTCAAGTAGCTCAATAAATAAAGTTTCTTTTTTAACCTTTGAAATATTTTGAGGGCTAAGCCATAGATAGAACCGTCTAAACTCTTTGTAAATATTAGATGGAGAATGCCCAACCGGTACATCTGTTTCTTTTTTAAACGGTGGGTCCCCTTCCGGCAAGTCCATCCATAACATAGGGTCAAAATTTAATCTCATTAATACAATAAGAGGATCAGATTGATATTGCAAAAACAAGTTTACTTTTTCTTCTTTTGTTTTTGCCTTTTCAATCATTTCTAAAATTTCAGGAATAGTGTACGTCATTAGAGTTCCTCAATATGTTCAATCATCTGCTTCATTTTATGTTTAATAAAGTAATCAAGCAAAAGACTTTTATCTCTTTTAGGGTAAGTGGTAAAGGTATTTATAATATTTTCTGTAATTTCGCTAGGTATATAAGTTAGATCTACCAGCATTCGATTTCTATGATAGTTTCGAATAAACGACTCATCCTTAGGCATAGAGCCGGGGTCAGTTACCCACTCTTCTAGCTTTTTCGATGAAATCGAACGCTGCCTCTCTCCTCTAACAATTGCATCGTCTGCTGTAAGGACGTTTGGTACTCCGTCTCCCTTATCTCCTTTGATAATATGTTCCAATACATCTCTCTCCGGCGTTGAATCTGATTTAATGAATTTTTTTTGAACCGGAGAGAATTGTTTAACATGTTTGTATTTTTGCAATTGAATAAAATCGTGATCGCCCGATATTATAATCGTAGGGTTCGGCTCCTGAAACAGCGCATGCTCTTTCACATCATGTTCAACTGACCACTTCACTATAGAAGCGATTACATCATCAGCTTCTGCTCCTTCCACTTCAATAACTTTATAGGGAAAAAAAGTTTTAAGTTCTTCTTTAATTAAATTAATAGCATCGAAAATAAAAGGCCAGTTAAAGCCTGAATCTTCCCTAGCTTTTTTACGATTGGCTTTATAATATGGAAATGCCTGTTTTCTCCAGTATTTTTTACTGTCGCAAGCTATAACGATATCACCGAATTCACGATGAAATTTTACTTTGTGACTTCGAATGTTATTAATAATCATATGACGTAGAAGATCTACTTCAATCTCTACATCAGTTCTACTTCCTATTTCTGCCATAAGTGTAGAAATAACTACCTGGCTATAATCAATAATTATCATTTCAAAACTCTAACAATTAAACACTCCTCGTTAATTCTGCCTTTAACAGGCACTTCTTTAGTGCTTAATTCTGATATTAACTTACGCAATTGAACCTTACCTGCACCTAGGACTTTGCTAAGAGTTTCAGCCGGTTTACGTAGTGATCTCTGCTCGCACTGCTCAGGATCATAGTTTTGAAGAGTGGAGTTTTTCACCTGTAGGCCCTGAGAGGAGTCGGTACGGTATACTGACAGACGCTTGTATTTAACATTGTATATCCATGCTTGCGAGGCACCTACTATTTCCACTGGATTAACAGATATAATATTTAAACTTTTATCTTCTTTTAAATACTTAAGTTTACTCACCTGCTCTACGGGTGGTTTGGTTTTTTTAGTTCTGGGTTTACGGTTTGCTTTTTTATGCTGAGTATAACGATTAACATCATCGTTCCACTGCCCTAGCATCTTAATTAAGAAGGTTAACTTACGTTTACCGAAATTAGAATACCCTTCCTTAACCATTGGGTTATCAGATTCGTAAACGGTTATAAATTCTCCAGCTTTCTTACTAATAAATTGCTGAATAAAAGGCATGTAAGGACCGGGAATATTTTTAGATTGAAGACTAGCATGGAGATTAAATTCTTCCCCAGTATCTAACGCACCTTCCAGTTCCCCTAAATACTCTCTAACCTTTTCTTCCATATTATCACGCACCGAAGGTTTTCTAACCTCCTGAACTGTTACAGCAACTTGTTTGGGAGTGCTGCTTAACAACCCGGTTAAATATTGATCTAACCTATCAATATGTTCGGTTGATAAAGTGGAACCAGTATTAATTAGTCGTGCTATCCAACCAAACGTGTTAATTATTTTTTGATCAGACACTTCATCAAAAATTTTAACGGAATGCTTTTGTTTAGCCGTAACATATTGACGCAAGTATAATCTGGCGTCCTTCTTTTCCTTTTCTTGATTGTACCAGTTAAAGGCTACAGCTAGTTTAGTATTGTAATTACCTTCCTGCGTAATACCTTTAGGCTCATCGCCGTAGGGTGAGATAACTTTGCTCATACTGTAAACTGAACTCTAGTTACGCTGTCGTAGCGAAACGATCTCCATGCTTTATTGTCTAAATCGTATATAAAGCATATATCCTCGTTAATTTTACGATCGGTTTTTTTCTCATAAGCCTCAACTAATTCAGTTTTAGTTGTACATAGCATCTCTCGTTCAGTACCGTCCCGTTTAATAAATGTAACAGTTACTGGTCCAAATGATAAATGGCTTTGAAGCCAGGATTTAAACACCTGACGTTCTTCTTCTTTAAATGTTTGGTATAGTGTGTTCATATATACATTATATTATCAAACGCATGAAAAGCCAATCAATGCTTTACGTGACTTCTGTGGACCTTGACCTGTATCCAACTGTTATACCATTGATCACGATGCTCTAATACTTCACGCAAGAATTGCTCTTTGGCTTCCATATAGTTAGTCATACCCTTGTTCTTACATAAATGAATTATTTCTCGCTTGAAGTTCTCCGTTCCAAGAGTGCGCACGTCTTCCTTAAGCTCGTCAGATGAAGACCAATATTCTTTCCAGTCAGACTCAACTTTGTAACGTTTTCTAACTTTGTTGACTTGTTTTCTTTTTGTTGACCAGAAAAACTTTTTGCCGATGTACTGCTTACCAGATAGCAAGTTTGTGATGCAATAAACGAATCCATAATATTCTCCAGGGTCAAGATACGGCTCATCATTATATAACCAATTATTCGTAATCATCTACTTCATCTTCATCCTCTTCCTCTATATCTGATCCACAAAATGGACAGAACATTACCTCATAATAATGTTCATCTAAAGTATGTTTTATATTAAATTCTGCGTCACAACTATCGCATGTATAGTGTTTATTCAACCTGCTCTACCTCGATATTACACTTGTTGAGAAATTTAATACCCGATTGATCACGGTATTGGTGCTTGTAATATATTTTTTTAATACCTGCACCGTATATTAATTTTGCACATTCCACACACGGTGCATGGGTAATAAACATATATGCGTCTAGCCCTGATTCATGCGTTCTTGCTAGCTTTGCAATAGCGTTAGCTTCTGCATGTATTACTTCTGGTTTTGTTTTCCATTCAAAGTGAACCTCTGCAAGCTGTACCCAATCTTCGCAATTATTGTCCCACCCTGCAGGTGTTCCGTTATACCCTATACTTATAACCCGATTATCTTTGACAACAATAGCGCCAACCTTAAGTCTTTTGGCGCTAGATAGCGCTGCATATGTTTCTGCTACGCTCATATGAGCATCTATAAATTTTTTCTTCAAGCTGCCCTTCCCCATACATCTGACCAATCACCAGATAATGCGCCTTTGGCATAATCAGTTGCTCTATTCTCAAAGAAGTTGGTATGTGTAGGTGCGTTTAGCATTTCTTCTACCCATGGTAATGGATTCTTTTTAACTTTCATGATTCCTTTAAGACCCAGGCTGATAAGACGACGATCAGCAATATAGCG